GGCATGGACAAGGCCGGCGGAGACCTCAAAGCCGTCGTCCACACCGTCCGCGCCGACCTCGCCAAGGCGTGATTGATCGCCCCTCGGCCCTCGTCTCCTCGACGTCTGAATCCCCATGACCGAAGAGCGCCTCAAAAAAATCGAGGAGTCGATCCAGCGTATTGAGCGTGGCCTGTTCGGCGATGAAGAGCTGGGCCAGCTCGGGCTGGTTTCGCGCACCAATAATCATGCCGGCCGCATCAAGCGCCTCGAGCGGCTGGCGTGGGCGATCACCGTCGCCATGACGCTCGGGGGCATGGCCTACAAGGTCGCCGTGGATTGGTGGCCGAAGAAGTAGGGAAACTCAGTCCAGTTTTCTATTCCGAAAACCGATAGGTGCGGAGCCAGTCGCGATGATTGTTATTGCTTAACAGAATTTCTGGCGTGCTCAGATCTTGCGACTTAACGCACCATTCATATTTTTCTTCGACGTTCCATGCCAGCCGTTTCCCTTGCGCGAGCAGTATGAACGGCATCCCTTTTGGCAGTGAGAACTGAAATTTACCGTCACTGTCACTAACTGGCGCGGCTAACGGTTTAGGTAGATAAACGGGCTCGACGATACTCTGTAGGTCGTCCCATGTTGAAGCCGGAAGCACATAAACAGTGACTCCGCCCATCTTATAGTTTCCTGCACCCTTGGTCACGATAAACATCTGACCGTGGTATTGGGTTTGCTCCTCTGGTTTTGCCAGTGCCGGATTATGTTCGATTTCTCTCTCTCGCGCGGCTTTTCTTTCCTGTTCCTTATCCGCGACTTTTTTTGCGTGCAAAGCTTGGTCCCTCATAGCGACGAGATCATCCATCGAGACTGAGGTAATCATTGAAAACGGAACGGGATCAACGCCTCCGGAGTAATCGAGGACGACACGATCTTTTTCCCAACGCACCACTTCCACGTGTCGTAGCACCCGACCACTCGTGAGTGTTACTTCGTCCGGCATTTGTGGGGCCGCTTTGTCGGAATCTGCGGCGGTTGCGGCCAGGGCGATGATCAGGAACAGAGCTATTTTTTTCATGATTGACTGTCTCCAATGATTGGGGATAGATACAAATAGTGCCGAGCGGTGTTTCTACCACCGCCCGGCGATCCACTAAAACCACATCGTTAAATATAGGAGTAATGGACAAATGAGCCATGAACCAAAAAGATCAGTTCGCCAAGAAATTACGCGAGGCCCGCAAGCGCCTCGGCCTCAGTCAATCCATCGCGGCCAAAAAATGGCAGGTTCCGTTGAAGAACCTCCAGAATTGGGAGCAGGGCATCGTTCTTCCCACGGGGACGACGTTACTGCGGTTGCTTCCGCTTCTCAGCGCCCCCAAGTCTTCAACTTCGACGCCCAAGGTATCCGGGTAGTCGGTGACTGGGCAGCTCCTTGGTTTATTGCCAAAGACGTTTGCGATGCGTTAGAGCTCACAAACCCAACAGAAGCGGTGAGGGGTCTTGATGCTGATGAAAAGGGTCTCAGGACTACTGAGACCCTTGGTGGCGCGCAGTCCCTTGTCGCTGTCAACGAATCGGGGCTCTACGCTCTGATCTTCCGTTCCCGCAAGCCGTCGGCACGCATCTTTCGGCGCTGGGTCACGACCGAAGTTCTGCCGGCCATCCGCAAGCAGGGCTTCTACCAGGTGCCTCCGCCGGAGGTCCCGGCTCCCGCCCCGGCCCCGATGCCATCGGCGCCTCCCGCGCTCGTCGAGCCCCAGCGGATCAATGGCTCCTTGGACGAGGTCGATTGCTCTCATATGCCCTTCGTCTGGCGCCTGCGGAACCTCCACTGGACCCACGACGACTACCCGGACCTGGTAGAGGCCAGTTCCCAGCGCAAGCCGGGCGGCGACGAATTCCCTCCCCGCCAGTGGAAACAACTCTACTATACCCTGGTCTTTCTCTGCTCCTACGAGGCGGGCGCGCAGGTCTCCAGTGCCGACCTGGCCGGCCGCCTCCGCCTGGAGTGCCCGGAATTCACCGTCCTCCAGATCCAGCGTGCCCTCCCGTGGATGCTGATCCACCGCTTTGGCGTGGCGCGTTCCAACGACATCGGCACCATCCCTGGCCATGCCGTCCGCGGCTACCGCAACATCCGGGTCCGCCCCTATGTGCCCCGCCTCGAAGCGGGCGCGGAGGTGGCATCATGAGCGCCGTGAATCGTGGCCAAAGGGCGGCCTGCGTCTTGCGTCTGTTCCATACGCTGGCTGAACGGGACCTGACAGGCTACATCCTCGCCCGGGCCATCGGCTTTCGGATGATGGGGAAGGATCTCTTCGAGGCCGCCCAGTGGTTCGAGGTCGCCCCGGCCGAGTTGGAGCGGCGCATCGCCGAATGCCGGGCCAACCTGGGCGAACTCGCATTCTAGTCCTTGGTCCGTCGTTTGAGCTGTCGCGGCCCGATCGGGTGTTTCACCGGATCGGGCCGCAGTGCGAAATAGGCGGCGGCAGCCGTAGCGAACGGGAGCGAAATTGTCCGCCGGTCGGGCTGGTTGTCTGCAGTGGGTTTTGGCCGAGCCATGAAGCAATAAATGAGCGGCGTGAGCTAGCCCGCAATTTTAATCTTGCTTTAGTGTATGATGCTATCACATGTCATCACACGATGAATATTGCTTCCCTGCTGCCGGAGATCAAAGGAGCGCTATCCTCGATGGAGGAATCAGCGATTTCGGCAGTCCAAGCCGGTGAGAAGGTCCGCACGACGGTATCGCTGGACCCGACGGTCGCGTTGGCGGCGGTGCGGGCGGCATCCCGGGAGCACCGAGACTTCTCCGGCCTGTGCGGGATGGCCTTGCGGGAATACGTGGAGCGCAATCCGGGACCGGCGTCGGACCTGATCGAGCTATTTGCCAAGCTGGGAGTGGCGCTGGAGCGCCGACCGGCGATCCGCGCCGACCTTGAAAAAATCGCGCGGGCGGCGACCCGCGCAAAACGAGTGAGGATGCCGCTATGAAACTGCTGCTGATAGAGGCCCGACTGTTCTTGGTCGACTGGATCAAGGATCTCCGGACGCAGGGCAACCATGCCGGCGTGCTCGATGCCGAGACGCTGCAGGAGATTGGCGGTAACGTTGAACAGGAGCGCGTTGTTTGCGCCCAATCAGCCTATACCGCCCGCGTGGAAGACGAGGAGGGCATCGCCTTGCTCGAACACGCGCTCGACCATGGCATCGACAAGAGCGAAGAGGCGGAGATTCGCCTGGCGCTCCGCCACATCAAGCGCAGCCGCGATCTCGATGGCGGGCTGTCTGTTCGATTGGGCTGAGCCATGAGGACACTATTCGCATTTTTCGCCGTGATCGTCGTCGGCACCTGGCTCGCGGTCTGCGAGTGGAATGACCACCGGAAGATCGTCAAGGCCGGCGGCTACCTGGAGGGCGCTGAATGAGCTCTTCCGATCCCATGGCAAACCTGCGGCGGGAGCCGCACGCCACGAAGAGCGGGCGCTCCTGGCAGGAGTCGGTCTGGACGGTCTGGCCGTCGGTGGGCCAATGGCCGGGGGTCCTCGATATCTACGAGGCGGCGGCATTTCTCCGGATCCACCCGGATTCGATTCGTCGGGCCTGCACGCCGGATCGGAATGGCAAGGCCAAGCTCGAGCACCAACGCATCGGCGCGGCCTATCGGTTCAGGAAGTCGGCCCTCGAACGGCACGGCCTGGTAACGGAAAGGAGCGCAGCATGAAATACATCGTCTTCCACCGACCCTCGGCGGCACTGCCGCTGGTCGTGATCTTCAACGGCCCGCTGGAGCATCGGGAGATGGCCCGGATGCTCAAGGGCGACAACTATACGCCGACGAGCGCGGGCTTTGTCAACGATCGGGGCGACGCCTACGGCGAGAGCCGCAGCCTAGGCCTTGAGGCGAAGCCGGATGACGGCGAGCTGATCCGGCTGATGTCCCGGGCAACGCTCGGCGTCCCCTTCCGGCCGGCATCCTGACTTTCACCATGGAAACGCTCATTCACCCAGCTCCTTCGCGTGCGGCCAATGGCCCGCAACGCTTCCCGCATCTTGCGGGCAAAAAGGGATACCAGGTATTCTACGTCGACGCGGAAGGCAGGTTGATGCAATTCGAGCCTCCGAATCGAGACGGCTACATGAACGTGCGCTTCGCGGTCGGAGTTGCCCAACACATGATCGAGCGAATGGGCGCGCTTCGCGCCTATATCATCCGGAATACCTTCGGCCCGAAGGGCTGCATCGGCTCCGGCCATGTGGTGCGGTGGACGCCCGAGATCCGGACCGAAGAGCAGATCGAGGCCGCACCCCACTTTAGCCTTCTCTGCGTCTCGCCATGAACAAACAGCCGACAGTTGAGCTGGTTTTCACCGCCGCGGAGGTCGCGGCATTTGCGGGCGTCGATGAGTCCGCTTTGCGGGGTCACGAGCCGGATGGCTTTGGTTCACCTGGGCACTGGCGCATGCACGGCGGCCAGGTGATCTATACGCTGGCCGGCGCCCGGCTGCTGGCGCAGGCGATTTCGCTCAGCGGCAACGAAGAGGGCGCCGCGGCTCTGTTAAACGGCGTAAACAAGGCGGAAGAGGCGGAGATCCGGCCGCCTGCGCCTGGAATCCCCGCCGTGAGAAAGAATGACGATGCCCCGTGGTTCCGCGCGGGCGCAATGGAGTAACCCCGCCATGTCCTTCGTCAAAGATTCCAAGCGCTTTGTGCCACCCGAGCTCCGGCCGGTCGTCCTCCCCCCGCCGGATGAACTCGCCCGCCGAGGCTTCACCTTCGAGCGGGTGGATCAGGCCTACGAGTCGCCCGTGCGGCTCCGCCAAGCCGGCTTCGCCTGTGGGATATTCCCGACCCGGTCGGCAGCTGCCCAGCTGATCAAGACGCTGGTGGCAAAGGAGGGCTCATGAGCGCCGACTACAATGAGCGAGGCGAGACCGTGTTTGGCGCGCCCGTAGTCTTTCGCCGGCTGACGCTTTGCGAGCGGCGGATCGATGCCGGCGAGAACAGGGGCGGGTTCTCCTCCTTCGCCCTCGAGGGCCGGATCGATGGCGGCCCACTCGAACTATGGAAAGCCAACGGGCGCTGGCGCGAGAACGACAAGGCCCATCCCAGCGATCTGGCCATCACGGCCGACGCCCACGCCTGACCCCCTTTTTCAACCCTTGGGGTGACCACCGCCCCTTAGAATAGATCACCATGAAATCAACCGACACCGAATCACTCTCCTCCGAAGCGCCGGCGCCGGCCGGCAAATTCCAGACGCCCAACGCCGACGGCATCTTTGAGAATGCCGAGCAGATCTACGTGCCCATGGCGGCCGGATGCATCTGCCATTTCCTCGTGGCCGAAACGGCGCATGGGTTTGTCCCGGGATTTAAGTTTTTCACCCGCCAGCCGCGGAACCAGGTTGAGTCGTTGCCATCCGTGAATGGAGACGCCTTCAAACTGCGCGAGGCGGCGCTCGCCGAAGCCTTCGATGCGGCCACTAAGTTCTTTTCCGATCACAAGGACGCGCTGAAACGGTTGGCGACGTGGGGCGAAGGCCAGCCGACCCTCGTCCAGTTCTTCGCGCTGAGTGCGGAAGGCTTGGTGCGGGATGGCGAGGTTGTTCCCGCCCTGCCAAAGGCGGGCTGGACGCTGGCGGCGCTCGTGGACGCGAAGGAAAACGAGCTGAAGGAGTTCGCCGGGGATGCCAGCGATCCTCAGCGTGCGGAGGCGGCCCGGAAGGAACTCAATTACCGGCGGCCTTTTTGCGTTGATGTGGAGGGAGCGGCAGATTTCCCGCCCGCCGATCCGATCCGCTCGCGCTTCGAGTCCATCGCCGTCGACGATATCGAATTTAACGCCAACCCGCGCAAGAACCGCACGGCGGCCAAGCTCGCCGAGCTGACCGCCAGCATCAAGGGCCTCGGCGAAGTGCTGCACCCGATCGCGGTTCGCGACATGGGCGAGGATCGGCCGGCCGAGACGAAGCGCTATCAGGGCGTCTTTGGTGAGGGGCGGTGGCTCGCCGTGCAGGAGCTGGGCTGGACGCACATCGACGCGAAGGTCTACACCGGCGTCAACGCGGCCGACGTGCTTGCGCGTGCCCTGGTGGAGAACCTGATGAAGGAGGATATGAACGCGATTGACGAGGCCGAGGGCTTCGCCGACCTCAAGCGCATGGGTTGGACGGCGGCGCGGATGTCGGAGCAGACGGGCAAATCCGACCGCACGATCCGCCGGGCAATCGGCCTGATGAAGCTGCCTGAGGCGACCCGGGCGCTCGTGCGCTCCGAGGAGTTGTCGGCCCGCCAGGCGCGGGAGCTGGCCAAGTGGGTATCGGACGGCGCCGGCGATGAAGGCAAGGGCTCGGCGGATTTCGTCGCGCGGCCTGGCCTGTGCGAAATCATCGGCAACGTCGCGAGCAAATCGTCGTGTAACATCTCCTCCGACGAGCTCGCGGATGGTATCCCGGAGAAGGCAATCTCCGCGTTGGTGTCGGCGAAGGAGCTGATCGAGATCAACGGCTCGAAGTATTACGACGAGCTTTGCGCTCGAAACCTCTTCGCGCTGGCTCCTGAGACTGGGAAGTATTTCACCATCGGTGACGGCGCGGTGCACCTCGCGCGCCTCTACTGCTGGCCGGAAACCGACTGGGCCGGCCTCAAGAAGACCATCGACAAGGAAGTCAAGGACGCGGCCGCGGCACGTGCCGCGAAGGCTGCAACACGGGTCGAGGTTGCCCAGACGGCCGGTGTAAACGTGAACCTCGGCGCGCTCAAGGAGAGCAAGACGGAGCACGTCGTCCTGACCGGCGCCCTCGAGATCTATGCCGAGCATCTGCCCGAAGAGATCGTGGCCACCGGCATCGATCCCGTGACGAAGGCGGAGGTAGCGGTCTGCACACAGCCGGCGAAGCTCCAGTTGCTCCGGAATGCCGAGGCCAGGGCGATCGGTGACGACAAGGCGGCCAAAATTGAGGCCGCCGATGATCAGGCCCGATCGAAACTGGCGAAGGTGAAGAGGCTCGGCGCACGTGAGATGGCCTTCGTGATGGAGGCGACGCAATGCTCCGGGAATGGCACGCTCGACGAATTCGAGACGTGGGAAGCGGCCGGACTCAAACACCCGAAGAACTGGCAAAAGCTGAGCTTGCGCCAGTTGCTCGAAACGCTGGAGCCGGCCGAGCAATTCCGGCTGTTCGTCACAGCACAACTCAACTGGCTGCAGCTCGAGCCACTCGCGGCTCTCCTTCGCTGGATCCTTGAGGTCCCAAAGCTTGGTCTGATCGAGGAAGACCCGCGCGAGCGCGAGAAGCTGCTCAAGCGCCTGGCGGCGGAGTTGTTTGCAGGGCCCAAGCCGGCCGCATTTGAAAGCCGCGAGTCGGGCGTCATCGTTGATTTTCCTGATCGTTCGGAAGCGCAGGCATACGTCAACGAACAGGCAGGACGACACGGCTTCGCGGCTTATGAAGTAGCGATCGAGAAAACAGGAAAGACCTACTGCATCCGCTATTCGATTGGAACGAAGGAAGTGAAAGAGCGGGCACGGGCGGCGATTGATGCTGGCGCGCCGCCGATGGAAGTCGCGTTGAAGTTTGGGCTTTCGGTCAGGGACCCAGCCTTAGACGGCACCAAGAAGCAAAATGTCGAGCCATCCAAGAAGGCCCGCAAGTCATGATCACTCTCGACCAGCTTAAACCCTTTTGCTCGACGGACGTGACGCGCTCGTGGCTGATGGATCCCTTCACTGATGGGAGGTTCACCTTCGCTACGAACGGGTGGATCATCATTCGCGTGCCTGGCTGGGTGGAGGGTGCGCGTCTATCGACTGCCCCCGGCCGGCAAATAAGCACGGCGGCGCAGGCGCGGGAGATCATTCAACCGTGCGCTGATCTCGCGGCGTCTGCCTTTCGCCCTTTCCCCCAGCCTAGTGCCAACCCGGTGCCCCAGCTCGTGCCGTGTGAATACTGCGAGGGCGAAGGCTGCGATGAGTGCGACATGTCCGGCAAATACGACCAGGCCAAACCGGCCTACGACGCCATCTTCGGTTCGGTTTTTAACGTGCAATTCCTCAACCTGATTTGGCGGCTCGATCAGGAGGTTGTCGGCGGCGTCGGGTGTGCGCCGTCGCTCGAACGTGACAAGGACTATCCGAATGCGCGGAAGCTCCTCGTGCGATGTCTCGCCGAGCCGCTCTGCATCGTGCTGATGCCCATGCGGTGGACCGTCGCGGAGTGTCCCAATCTCAAAGCTCAGCACTTCAGCCAATGACGTCGACCGCCACCATCTACGACGAGGTCACGCGCCTCGGCCCCCCGCCCCCTGTCCACCTGACGCCGCGGGGCATCCCGATCGGGCGCGGTCGTGTCTATCTGACGGCGGAACAGCTCTCGCGGATCGATCCGTTCCATTTTGACGGGTTTGCCGGCGGCGGTGGAGCATCGGAGGGCTATTACCTGGCCACGGGGCGCCACGCGGACGTGGCATGCAACCATGACCGCGAGGCTCTGGCCATGCACCGGGCGAACCACCCATTCACCGAGCATTTCGAACAGGATATCCGGCGGATGCAGTGGCGGGCCGCCGCCGGCGGCCGGCTGGTGACGAGCGCGCACTTCTCCCCCGACTGTAAGGATTTCTCGAAGGCGAAGGGTGGTAAGCCGAAGAGCAAGCGGATACGCGGCCTGGCGTGGACCATCATTCACATGGTCAACGAGCTTGGCGCGCAGGCGCCGCTGCTGATCACGATGGAGAACGTGGAGGAGTTCAAGGAGTGGTGTCCGCTCCTGCCCGACGGCACGCGCAACAAGCGGCTGCTGGGGCTGTTTTTCCGGTGCTTCGTGGGTGCGCTGCATCGCCGGGGCTACGCGGTGGAGTGGCGTGAGCTGCGGGCCTGCGAGGCCTCGAGGGCGCCGACGATCCGCAAACGGCTCTACCTGATCGCGCGGCGGGACAGCCAGCCGATCACCTGGCCGGAGCATCTGTTTGGTGAAGGCAAACCCAACCGGCAGGGCATCGCGGCCGATATTCTCGATTTCACGTTGCCGGGTCCGTCGATCTTCATGACGCGGCGCCAGGCCCGGGCCTACACGCGGCGCACGGGCATCAAGATCCAGCGGCCGCTGAAACGAGCCTCCCTGCAGCGTCTGGCCAAAGGGGTCGGCCGGTATGCGGTCCACACCAATACGCCCTTCCTGGTGGCCCTGACGCACCAAGGAAACGATGGCGTCGAGTCGATCGAGGAAGCGGTCAAGACTGTCACCGGGGCTAATCGAGGAGAGAAAGGACTCGCGAAGGTTTCACTCGCTGCGCCCTTTTTGACGGAGCATGCCAACGCCAAGCATGAGCGGAATTTCCGGCTCGACCAAGGGCTGCGGACCCAATGCGCCCAGGTCAAAGGCGGTCACTTCGCTCTGGTCGTGCCTGTGCTCGCCGGCGTGGGCGGCCGCGCGGCGCAATCCCGGCCGCGCCCAGGTGGCGATCCACTGGCCAGCGTCACGGCCAAGGCGGACGTGGTGGTCGCGGCCGTGCACCTGGTGAGGCAATTCGGGACCGGGATCGGGAGCGCTGCCGACAAGCCGACCGGCACGGTGATGTCTGATGGTGGCGGCAAGACTCTGCTTTCGTCCGTCTTCCTCGCCCAGAACAACACCGGCGTCGTGGGACACCGGGCGAGCAAGCCGCTTTCGACCATCATGGGCCGGGGCACGAATCAATCGGTCGTCGCGGTCGGCCTGTCGAAATATTACGGCAATGAGAAGGATGGCCATCATGTTGAGGCCGGTCTCGGGACCGTGACGGTGAAGGAACGCTTTGGTCTCTTCGAAGCGCAGCTCGAGATCCCGATCCTGACGGATGAGCTGGCCAAGCAGGCGCGCCGGGTGGCGAAGTTTCTGCGCTGCCATGGTATCAAGGTGGATGGCGAATTCGCGATGTGCGGCGAGTTTGTGATCGTGGATATCGGCATGCGGATGCTGACCGCCCGCGAACTCTACCGTGCGCAAGGCTTCGGTGAGGATTACATCATCGACTTTGGCTATCTCAAAGACGGCACCCGGATCACGCTGACCAAGACAGCCCAGGTGAAGATGTGCGGTAACAGCGTGTGCCCGCCGATGGCGGAGGCACTCTTCCGGCTCAACCTGCCCGCGCACCATCTGATGAAGGAGGCTGCTTGATGAACGGCCAAGTTTTCAAATCCACGGGCGAGATCTGGCGGCGGAAGGATATTCCGGCGATCGAGGTGTTGCGCGCCTATCGGAAGATGACGGCGCGGCCCTTTGGGGACCTCCGGATGGTAGATGAAATCCTCGCCCTCCAATTTCCGGGCTGCCCGGAAAAGGTCATCTACTCGGCGATGTCGCGGGAGTGTGGTCTGTGCCGCATCGAATACGGGGTTTCCCTGCGGCGCGGCTGGCTGACCGCCCGCGGGTCCGCCGCGCTCGCCGAGCTGGAGGGCGGACTATGAAAGAGCGTCCGATTCTGATGTCGGGGCCGATGGTCCGGGGAATCTTGGACGGACGGAAGCTGCAGACGCGGCGGCTGATCAAACCACAGCCTCAACAGGAAGGCGGCCGACTCTATTGGATCGGAGAGCGGTTCACCTACGACATCACTCCAGGAACAGACATTGATCGCAGCCCATACGGTGTTCCGGGGGACCGACTGTGGGTGAAAGAGACGTTCTTTCCGGTCCACAAGTGGAAGCATGCTCCGCTCTTTGCTGCCGTCAAAGGCGAGATAATTTGCCGGGCTGATTACGACTACCGCGAAAGCCGTGGATCCGTGATCGGTTGCCACAAATGGACGCCGTCGATTTTCATGCCGCGCCGGTTGAGCAGGATCCTGCTCGAGGTGACTGCGGTGCGTGTCGAGCGGCTCAACTCGATCACGGAGCAGGATGCACTCGCGGAAGGCTGTGCGATTGATGCTGGCCACGTCTTCAAGGTAGCTGGCGCCGAACATTTCGGCCACCGAACCGCCGTCGGGTGCTATCAAACCCTTTGGACTATCATCAATGGCCCGGGCTCATGGGCGATAAATCCTTGGGTCTGGGTGATCGAATTCACCCGCGTTGTTTGAGCACACACTTTCCATGTCGGACACCCCTTCCAATTCCGCCGGCGCCGAGGCTGCCGGCCCACTCCAACAGATTTACGGCCTCATTGGCGGCCGGCCGATCCTTCTGCCCATTCCCAAGGGCGAGAAGGGTCCGGCCTTTCCCGGATGGCAGAAAATCACCTGGAAGCAGTCGCAGGAACGCGGCCTGCTGACGGAGTGGCGCGACGCGCTGCCTGGCGAGGCGGTGGCAGTCGGGAAAAAGCGGGTGCCCCGCGGGCCGGCCCGGCCCTACTGCGAGGTGCTCGCGGAACGTGCGACCGGCGGCAACATCGGCGTGTTGCTGGGCGAACCTTCCGTCCTCGAGGAGAACGGTCGCACGTGGAACCTGTGTTCCATCGATATCGACGACACTGCGGCCGTGGAATCGTTCATCGCGGAAAACCCGCTGATCGCCTTCACCCTGCAGACGGCTGGCGCGCGCGGCCGCAACCTGTGGCTGTGGATCGAAGGGCCGTATCCGAAGCTCGCCAAGGGGCTGCGCTGGCTCGCCCTCGATGATCACGAAAGCAAGGCGGAGAAAGGCGGCTGGGTGAAAAAAGGCGATCCGGATCCGGATCACCCCTTCGGCGAATGGCGGGCCACTGGCGGGCAGACTGTTTTCTTCGGGAAGCACCCGAGCGGGTGCGACTACCAGTGGCTGGTGCGGAAGCCGCCGGTGCGGATCACCTTTGACGAGATCAACTGGCCAAAGAGCGTCTTCCTGCCGTGGGCGAAGCCGGAATTGCCGCCGGACGAGGCCGCGATCGCGGCCGAGAACGCCAAGAAGCAGGCCGAGCTGATCAAGCAATACGGCCGGCCGTGGGACGTGGCCGATAACGGCTCGATCACGCTGAACCAGCCGTTTTTCGCGGGACTATACGCCGGCCGCCGGCGGATCGTCTATTCCCCGGAGGAAGCGCGCTTCTGGCTGTATCAAGGCGACGACAGCGGCCTGTGGGCGAAGCATACCGAGGACAAAATCCGCACGGAGATGGCGGCCGACATCAAGGAGGTCGCCGACGACTTCGACAAGCCGGACATGATCATGTCGCGAACGACGGGCCTCATGAGTGCGATCACCGCCATGTTGCGCGGCCAGGTGGAGAAGTGGGATGCCTTCAAGCGCCCGATCTCCCCCAAGACGAACCGGCCACGCGCCCTCGTGCACTGCCAAAACTGCATGCTGGATCTCGACGTGACGCCGCCGGTGGCACACACGTTTTCGGCAGATTACCTCAGCCGAAACCAGCTCGCCGTCCATCTAAAGGAGGGCACGGAGTGCCCTCGCTTCATCGAATATCTCCGCGCCGCGGTGTCCGCCGATGACCTGGAGCTGATGCAGAAATTTGCGGGCCAGATGTTGATTGGCGTCAACTATGCCCAGAAAATCCTTATTCTCACCGGCACCGCCGGTGGTGGTAAATCGACTTTTGTCCGGATCATCCGGGCAATCATCGGCGAGAAGAATGTCGGGCAACTCCGCACGGAGCACCTCGGGAGCCGTTTCGAGCTCTCCATGATGATGGGGAAATCGCTGCTGGTTGGCGTCGACGTGCCCGGCAAGTTCCTGCAGGCGGAGTTCGCTCACAAGATCAAGGGCCTGTGCGGCGGCGACCCCTTGGTCGCCGAATCCAAGCACGGCAACGACACCTTCGAGGTCGTCGGCGAGTTCAACGCGCTGATCACCTGCAACGGCCGGCTGAAAGTGAAGCTCGACGAGGACTCGGAGGCGTGGATGCGGCGCCTCGGCATCGTCAACTTCGACTCCCCGCCGCCCGCGCGCCCCGACCCCCACTTTGTCATGAAACTGGTGGCGTCCGAAGGGTCCGGAATCCTGAACTGGATGATCGAAGGCGCCGCGAAACTGCTCAAGGACATCGAAGAAACAGGCACGATGCAGCTCTCGACGTCGCAGAAGGATAGGGTCCAGAGCCTGCTCGCGGAGTCGGACAGCGTGTGCGATTTCGTCCGGCGCGGCCTGACGAAGTCGCCAGACGCCAAATGCACGACGGAGCAGCTCCTCGAGGCCTATGTTCACTATTGCGAGGCCCGCGGTTGGGTGGCCGAGGGCACAAAGATCGTCGAGCGTGAGCTGCCCGACGCGATGCTCGACATCCACCGGGTCAGCAAGTCCAACGACATCAAGCTCGGCACGTCTTTCGACGAGAAAGCGAAGCGTGGTTACCGCGGCATCGAAATCCTGAAATTGGATGGGGAGGAAACGCCCGGTGCCTAAATACAGCACGCCCTACACCGGCCCAATTGGGCACGTAGACCTGACCGAGCGGCGGCGCATCTGCGAGCGTATCGTCGGTGCCGTGGAATGGAATGAGGGCGGCATCTGGGGCTATTGCACGTGCCCAGGCGTGCAGAACCACAGCAATGCCAACGGTAGGCGCGACTGCCGCGTCTACGCCGAGGAGACGCCCGGCCGCTCGCGCACGGGCGGCACGCTCCCCCCCGGCGTGACTTGTCTGCACACGAGCTGCGGTGCAGCGATCGAGGCTGCCAGCTATCGCATCCGCTCCGAGATCGGGCGCGCGAAGGTGGCTGCAGCGGCGGACCCGCGGGTCCGCGGTAGCGGGATATTCCGTGCGGTTGAGAATGCTAGGGCGGGAGCACGCGACAATCTGGCCCAGCCTCCCCTGCCACGGACGGTTCGGACGCCTGTTTTCAAATTCTCTGAGAAGGGGGCCAGTAGTTTGCGGACGGCTCGGACGGATATATCAAGACCCTACGCGCTACATGCGCAGGCGCACACGCATACACACGTGCCTGCAGTAACTTCCAAGTTGCCGTCCGAGCCGTCAACCAATGTTGCACCGAAGGCAGCAACCAAGCCCTTACCTCAGCAACCAAAGCCTGCCAAGCCAACGGGCGACCAGGTATTCTGCCCCGTTCGCCTGGTCTGGATCACGCGCGAACAGTGGGCGCAGGAGCTCGCTGCCAAACCTTTGACCCCATGACAGAAACCGAACAGCAACTCTCGGATCGCGGCTTCAGCGCCGACGACATCAACTTCATCATCGACCTGCTCGACGACAAGACGGGTGCGGCCGCCCGGGCTCACGCATCGCGCCTGCTATGTCTTATCTTTCTCCGCGTAGAGAAGGACAGCGCAGTAGGTTGCGCGCTCAGGCGTGCGCTCGGCTTCTCCAATGGCGTCTCGCTCGCTCGAGCGGCGCGTGACTTCGTGGTCAGCAAGCAATACCTGGAGGACCTGCAGGCACGGCTTGAGGAGCAGCTCGGAGAGCTGAGCTTCCTCTCCCGTCAGGCACGGGACGCGCATCCTCCCGGGCAAAATTTGCCGGGTCCTCCCGGCCGATCGTCGGCGCACAGGTAATTGCGATGCCACCTGTTTATGAGAGCGCATCAAGTTGCTGTGTTGGTTGACGCAACCGGCCTTGTTGAGAATGGACACGGTTGCGCCCACGATCCCGCGGCTCACTCCTTCGACGATCGCGAAGGACTGGGCGGCGCGCGGGCATTTGGTCAGCAGGCAATACGTCGACAAGCTGATGCGGAAGGGAGCCGGAGGCGAGAAGCTCGAGGGAAAGCACGCCGAGACCCTTGAGGCAGCTTGGCTGTGGCGGACGGCACGGACGGATTTTTTGAAATCCGCGAAGGGGGGCGGAGGGGCGGCTCCTTCGCTGCCTGGGGTGTCCGCGTTTCCGCCATCTGGCCCCGGGCCGAGCAAGCCAGTGGTTGGGGATACGTCGCTCGACGCGCTGTTGGAGCGCGTGCGCGGCGTCGAGATGCAGGCCTTTGTTCGGTGGAGTAACGCCACGGGTTACGACCAGGCGGCTGAGGCGAAGGCCTACGAAGCCGCCTCGAAGGTTAGGATCTCTGCCGAAGGGCTCGTTGCAGCGCATCACAAGAAGCTCGGCCTCGTCGTCGACCTTGCCGATGCGCAGGTGCTGATCGATATGCGGCTCAACCCGATTCGCGGGATGCTGCAGACGCTCGATCGTGAGCTTGCCAAGGAATTCTATCCCGAGGAACCGGCGAAGCACCGGCCCCGCTTCCGGCGCGTGATTGCGCGGCTCTCTGTCGCCAGTCTCGCGATCGCCCGCGCCAAGAAGCGGCTGCACCCCGCCCTTTCCTCCCATGGAAGCGCTCGCGCAGCTTGAGGAACAAATCGACGCGAAGTTTGACGTCGAGGAGGTCACTGAAGTCGACCGCTACTCGGAGAACACGATCTATCTGCCCGACGGCGAAAAGACGGGCTTCATCGACCTGAACGAAACGCCGTGGGCACGCGAGCCGATCAACTCGCTCGTTGATCCTGAGGTTGTCGTAGAGGCTGGGGTCTACGGCACACAAATGGCCAAGACAACGCAGGCCTCATGCGTTGCTCTCTCCGCGATCGGACGGCTCCGACAGCAGTTTATTTGGATGTGGCCGAAGGAGGCGGCCGGCCGCAAATTCTCCAAGTCGCGTTTTCAGCGCATCATCAACGCCTCGCCAGACCTCCGCGCGCTCAAGCCTGGCAACTCCGACCTGTTCACGAACCTCGAGCTGCACTTCAGCAACGGCGGCATCGGCTTCTTTGTGGGATCGCACTCGGCCGTCGACCAAAAGTCTTCCTCTGTGCCGCTCGTGATCGTCGATGAAATCGAGGACATCGCTGCGGCGCTGGAAAAAGAGACGGACCCGATCACGTCCATCAACGAGCGCTCGAAAACTTTCACCGATCGGAAGCTCTTCCTTTTTGGCTCGTGCATGCTCGAGATCGGGCCGGCCTGGCAGCAATACCTGCTCGGCGATCAGCGGCATTACTTCGTGCCGTGCCCCGACTGTGGCACCCGGCAGACGCTTGAATTCCGCGGGCCGGTCTGGCTCTTCAACCGGAAGACCGGCGAGCTGGAGCAGCGCGGCCGCGCCGATGACTTCCGGTTGTGGTGGGATCCGGCCGCCCGGATCGGCGAGCACGAGTGGGACTACGATGCCGTGCGCTCGTCGGCCTGCTACGTGTGCCCGGAGTGCTTGGCGAAGATCCGCGACAACAGCAAGCGGGCCATGCTGGGCGCCGCGTTCTGGCACCCCACCGCCAAGGCCAAGGTCTACGGCCACCGCTCCCGCCGAATCAATTCGCTTTACCCGCTATGGGCCTCGACCTCCTTTCCGAACTTCGCGATCGAGTTTCTCAACTCCCGCGTGTCCTCGAAGAAACTCCAAAACTTCCGGAATAATTGGGAGGCGAAGCCATGGAGCACGGGCCTTGATCTCGCCGACAAGACCGCCGTGCAGAAGCGGCTCGCCTACCTCGTCACCGAACATGTGCAGGGCGTTATGCCGGGCGCCCGGTCGCTGCTCTTGGTCGACGTCCAGCGGCACTGCCTGATCTGGGCGTTATTCAGTTTTGGCGATGCCGGCGGCGCACACCTGGCCGACTGCGGCATCACGCGCGACTTCGATTCACTCCGCGAGATCGATGACAAGTTGAAGACCGACTACGTGGCACTCGACGCCCGTTACCGTTCACAGGAGGTTTACGAGGCCGTCCATCAACGTCGCGATCGATGGCTCGCCCTCCGCGGTGAGAAGACGGGTGCGCCCCTCTCAGTGAATTTCAACTTTGACCCGTTTACGGGCGACAAGGCAGGGCGGCAGGGTCTGTTCATCATCACCCTCGTTCACCTCAACACCTACACGTGGGGCGAGGAATTTCTCAACCGTCTATACCCGGCCAAGCAGGAAGCATCGGCTTTGCCGGGCGCCACACCGGGCGCAGCATCCGAGTCGCAGGGTGACAGTGAGGCGCCGCGGATCCGCGACTTCACCGTTTTCGCGACCTTTCCGAAGCTCGTTGATTTTGTGGCACAGCTTTTTTCGGAATACCTGATCGACTACATCGACGCGAAGAACCGGCCTCAGCGGAAGTGGAAGGAGTCGCCGAATAATCACCTCTTCGATTTATGCAAATACGCCTACGCGATCGGCTCCTTCCTCGGCCTCACCCGTATCGCGGCCGATGCCCGTAAGGCCATGGCCGCCGCCGCAGCCGCCGCGGCGAGCAAACAACCCGAGCTCCCCCTGGCTCCATCAACCGGGGGCACGCCATTGTTCCCGCCGCAAACATGAAGGCGTATTACTCAGATGCCTCCGTCATGCTATATCACGGCGATTGCCGGGAAATCGTGCCCCAGCTCGCCGGCATGGGCCGGCGTTTTGCGGCGGCGATCGCAGATCCGCCCTACGGCGAGACTTCGCTGGAGTGGGATACCTGGCCTGCCGGCTGGCCGCGCGTGGTCGCACAGGTCACCGATCAGCTTTGGTGCTTCGGTTCGCTGCGCATGTTCATGAAGCACGCGGCCGATCTGTCGGATTGGAAGCTTGCGCAGGATGTCGTGTGGGAAAAGCACAACGGCAGTTCGCTGCACAACGATCGCTTCCGCAAGGTGCACGAGCTCGCGGCGCATTTCTATCGCGGTGAATGGGCTAAAATCGCTCCTACCCCCCCCATTGTCCATGTGACGGAGGATCGGAATCGCCTCGGCAAGGTGCATCGGAGCAACCGGCCCCAACACTTCGGCGGGGTCGAGAGCGGTGCAGGCTACGAATATGACGGGACGCGGCTGCAGCGCTCTGTCATCTATGCGCGCTCATGCCATCACGGCGCCGATCACCCGACTCAGAAGCCTGAGGCAATCCTGCGGCCTCTGCTTGAATATTCGACGAAACTAGGTGACTCCGTGCTGGATCCCACCTGTGGAAGTGGGAGCCTTTGTGTTGTCGCCAAACATCTAGGCCGAACTGCTGTCGGGATCGAAGGCGATGAGCGCGAAATCGAAAAGGCGGCGCGCCGATGCTGCCAGGAGCTCGCCTTCGCTTGACGGTCCCGGCTTCCGTGTAGGGTTGGCTCGGCTGCCAGCTTGACGCCCCCGGCTTAGTTGAAGCCATGGCCACCTCGCCCCATCAACCCAAGTCCCTCTCGGACCAGATCACCGAACTCAAGGCTGACCTGCAGGAGAAAAAGAATCTCCGTTCCCAGATCCAGACCATCGGTCAGGCCAACTCGGGCGGTGGTCAGTCGACCACCTACGTTGATCTTTTCAAACTCAACCGCGAGATCGCGTGGCTCGAGGCCAAGATCGCTGCGTTCACCGACCAGCTCAACGGCGACACTGATAATCTCCAGCCGGGCACGGTGCTCACTCAAGTGCGCGCCGATTACTTCTGATGATCCCTGGCCTCATCGAAACCCGGCCCGACAATCATACGATTGTCCTTGTGCCCGCTGTCCGCCCGACACCGCTCTCAGTCGTGGAAGTTATCCGCTCCGAGGCGCACGCCGGTTATGCGAACACGAGCGATCCGCGCCCCATTCCTGCGGAGGTTAGTCGGCGTGACCAGGGTTGGATTTCGATTGGTTGGGGCTGCTACTGGAAACGCAACCGCGCCAACGCCGCATGAACATGACCGCCGCTCAACTCAATCAGCCGCGACTGGCGCCGGGCTCGATCGTCATCACCCCGGAGATGTCGTTTAGCATGGCAAAGGCTGGCTTCGACGTCGCGCGCTTCGGGGCCTACCATGGCTCGCAGGATACCCGCTTTCGCGATTTCACCACCGGAGGTTTCGCAAGCAATTCCCGGCCCGAGTCCGATTACTTTCCGCGCAACGATCGGGCCCGGGTTATTGCTCGGCTGCGCGTTGGCATCCGCAACAATCCGTATCTCTACGCGATCCTGCGCAACTATGTTCTCGCCCTCGGCACGCCTCACCTGAAGAGCCAGACCTCCGACGCCGATTACAACGACTCAAAGGAGCGTCTCTTCGCGCGCTGGGCGCAGGATTGCGAGGTCGAGCACGATCTCTCCCTCGACCAGGTCGTCGAGATCTACAACTACGAGTCGTGCATCGCGGGCGAGCTCTTCGTCATCAAGCGCCGCGAGGGCTGGCTCCAGCTCATCGCCTCCGAGCTCTGCGGGTCGGCCCAGATTCGCGGCCCGCTCGCCATCCCGGCTGGCACGCTCTTTGCCGACGGCACCCCGGTGCCCGTTGGCAGCACCGAGCGCGATGGGGTCGTGCGCGATGTGAACAAGTTCATCGTCGGTTACCGTTTCGGCCAGCGTGACGAGCTGGGGCTCGTTTGGTTTTCTCCGGAGCGCAGCACGATCGTGCAGAAGCAATACGTCTTCCACCTCTTCGATCCGGACCGCGTTGAGCAGGGCCGCGGCGTTCCGCTCCTGGCGCCGGTCATGAATGTCGGGCAGGATGTTTTTGAGACCGCCGAGTCCCGCGCCCAGCAGGTCAAGAATGCGTCGATGCTTTCCCTCTGGATCACCAAGAGCATCGACCCGACCGGCTTTGCCAACTCCCAGCGGGGCGTGCTCAACATGGGCGCCGGGGTGGATCCCGCCGTCCTGAAGGAAATTGCCACCACGCGTTCCGCCCACAAGGAGGTCCGCACCGGGCAGGTCATGTATGGCGCGCTCGGTGAGACCCTCGATGTCGTCACTCCCAAGCTCAACGCGGGCGACTGGCACGAGCATTACATTGATCTCGTCCAGGTTATCTGCGCCTGTCTGAACGGCATGCCGGTCGAGGTCGGTATCGAGGGCTTCCGTGATTCCAGTTATTCCAGCGCCCGCTCGACCATGAACATTTGGAAGAACAACGTGGCCCGCATCCGTCGTCGCCTGAGCCAGCGCTTCCTTGAGCCGCTCCAGCTCTGGCAGGTGAACCGAGCCCGCGTCTTCGGCGATATCGGCCCGGCGCCCAAGTCTCAGAATCCCTCCGCCACCTACAACACCGATGAGAATGTCCGCTTCGGCTGGCCGGGCATTCCCGATATCGACGGCGCCAAGACCTCCGCCCAGAACGCCCTGGACCTGGCCAACGGCACGACGACGCGCGAGACGATCTACGCCGACAAGGGCGAGGATCGCGACCATCAGGACAAAATCTTCGCCGGCGAAAAAGCCAGCCTCCTCACGGAACTGATTGCGGCCGGTATGTCCAGCGGCTTGGAAGAGGCCGCGGCGAAATCCTGGGCAATCTCGCAAATGCCCGCGCAGGATCCCCGCGTCCTCGCCGCGCTCCTCACCGCCACCGGCGCCTTGGGCGATGTCCCGCCCCCGGCCGGCCGGCCGTGACGACAAGCCGTGGGCCCGCGGGTCCACGGCTTTTTCCATCCCGCTCGGCATTGTAAACGGCTCTCCTCTGATTGACGCGCTCGGCTTTGGTAAGATGCCCGTTGCCGCTTTCAAGTCTCCGTTGCACGCCCGCCTCATGGCCCGCCCGGGCCAGGCCCGGTTCCGGGCGGTCGATTCCACCGATCAGGTCGCGGTCGATCTGCCGCGCGGCCTGATCAACGGTGTGTCGCTCCTCACCGCCAATCGCGAGGCCTTGGGCTGGTCCATGTGGGTCGATGCGCAGACGGTCGCCCTCTTCGCCACGTTGCTCAAGGGCCGCAAGCTGAAAGGCTACGCCACCCACGGCGCGTGGGATTCGGATGGCACCCTCGACGAGGTCGGGCTCTGGCTCAACGCCCGGGTCGAGGGGGATAATCTCCGGGCCGATTTCTCCGCGCTCGATGCTTGGCGCGAATTCTCCAAGGCCGAATTCGCCACTCTCTTCGAGCTGGCCACCAAGGCCCCCGATGAGTTCGGGGCCTCGCTCCGCTTCGCCTATACCCTCGCCTGGGTCCGCCAGAACGGGGAGGACGTGCCGACTGCGATGTGCGGTTGGAACTGCGAGGATGATTGCCCGATGTTCGACCCCTCCGCGCCGGCCGATGCCGTGCGTTCGGATTTCCCCAGCGTGCGCCCGGTGAAGGTCATGTCCGCCGATTTCGTCGACGAGCCCGCCGCCAACGAGGGCCTGTTTCATGCCGGCCCTGTTGACGCGCCCGCCAATGGTATCCCGCCCGTTTCAACTCCACCCGCTTCCCTCATGGACATCAAAACCCTTAAAGCCGAATTCGGCTCCAAGCCCATCCAGCTCGCCCGGGCTGTCGACCTTTTCTCCGCCAACGATAAGCTCACCGTCGCCGAGCTCCGCGCGACGATCCAGACGGAGGAGCAATCCGCCGAGCTCAGCACGCTCCGCACCGAGCACGGCAGCCTGAAGGCCGATCTCGGCAAGGTCGAGAAGGCCGGCTTCAAGGCCGCGGGCGATAAGTCCGCCGTCGATGTCCTGCTCTCCGAGCACGCCACTTTCAAGGCCCGCGATGCCGGCCTGACCACCGCCGAGGCCGCGCTCAAGACGGCCGGCTTCGAGGCCAAGGAAGGCAAGACCGCCCTGGAGCTCGCGCTCGCCGCGCTCTCCAAGGCCCGCGCCGACATCGCCACGCTCCGCGCCGGCGGCACGCCCGCGGTCGATACCGGCACCAAGCCCGGCGAAGGCGGCGGTCTTACCAAGACCCGGGCCGAATTCTCGGCGCTCAAGCCCGCTGATCGCCTGCAGTTCTCCAAGAGCGGCGGCAAAATCGTCGACCCCTCCAACAACTGAGCGCTGTGCGCTCCCGTTAATCCGCGCCTCTTCATCCTCCTTCCAACTCAACGCTTCCTTTTATGAAATCCTTCCTCAAGCTCTCCCGCGCTATGACCGTGTTGCTCTTCGTGGCGCTGGCCGCGACGCTTTTTGTCCGGTTCGCGCCGGCGGTTTATGCGCAGGCTGGTGCCGTCGGCATCGTCCTCTCGATCTTCGCCCTCGATCTGGCCCTCGCGCCGCTGGCCCCGCGCCGTCCGGGCTTCCTGTTTGCCAACGGTGGATTGACGACCCTCATTCCCATCGTCACGCAGGCCCTCGACATCGTCTCGCGTGAGCAGGTGGGTTTCATCCCGTCCGTCAATCGCGACGCCAATGCGGACCGCCTGGCCAAGAATCAGACGCTCTACTCCTGGCAGGCTCCGGCCGCCACGCTGAGCGATGTCACCCCGGGCGCGGCCACGCCCTCCGCCGGTGACAAGACGCTCGGAAACAAGAGCATCTCGATCACCAACTACAAGATGTCGGATTTCTACTTCACCGGCGAGGAAGAGAAGATGCTTCAGGCCGCCAACAACAGCTATGGCGGCGTTATCACGGACATGGTCGAGCAGGCCATTCGCGCCATCGTCAACCAGATGGAGACCGACCTGTGGACCGCCGGCTACGTCGGCGCTTCCCGTGCTTACGGCGTGGCCGGCACCACCCCCTTCGCCACGAACACGGGCGAGTCGGCCCAGATGAAAAAGCTCCTCGACGACAACGGGGCACCGCTCGGCACCCGGGCGCTCATCATCGACACCACCGCTGGCGCCCTCCTGCGCACGCTTTCCCAACTGACCAAGGTCAACGAGGCCGGCACGGACATGACGCTGCGCGATGGCCAGCTGCTCAACCTGAACGGCTTCATGATCAAGGAGAGCAACGCCGTCGGTATCCCGGCCATCGGCACGTCGAATAATTCGGGCACCACCGACACCGCGGGCTACGCGAAAGGCGCCACCGTCATCACGCTGGCCGCCGCTGGCACCGGCACCATCATCGCGGGCGACATCATCACGATTGCCGGCGATACCCTCAACAAGTATGTCGTCGCCTCCGGCATCGCCAGCCTGGCCGCCGGTGGCACCATCACCCTGGCCGCGCCCGGCCTGCGTGCGGCCATCCCGACCTCGGCCAAGACGGTGACCGTTGTCGCCCTGTCCACTCGCAATCTCGCGTTCTCGCGCAACGCCATGCTGCTCGCCACGCGCCTCTGCGCTGTGCCGACCGGTGGCGACATCGCGAGCGATCGCAGCATCATCACCGATGCGCGGTCGGGCATCTCCATCGAGCTCGCCGAATACAAGCAGTATCGGCAGGTCCGCTACGAGATCAGCGCCGCGTGGGGCGTCTCGGTCAACAAGCCCGAGCATCTCACCGTCCTCCTCGGCTGAGTTCTTTCCCTGGTGTTAGGTTCACCGCCCGCTCCGGCCCCGCGCCAGAGCGGGCGTTTGCCTTTGTTTGCGAGGCATCTCGCAGAACAAAGGACAAACACCGGGCCAGCAGCAGCGGGCCACGGTGTCCCCCCAACGGTGCCGAGCGCGGCACAACGGGGTGCCCCTCGTCTCCTCGACTTCCTCGCCCCCTCGACTCCAGCACCATGATCCCCCTCACCTCCATCCGCGCCGCCCATCGGCACAAGACGGTCGGCTACATCGCCGCCGAGCCCTCCCCGGCCGTCTTCCGTTCGGCCACTCTCTACGTGCGCAGCTCCGAGATCGCCAAGTCCCGCGAGATGCGCCAGGCGGGTTTCACCCCGGGTGCCACGCACTCCTGTCAGATCGCGCTGCCCTTCGGCGCGGATGCCCCCCAGCCGGCCAAGGAGCAGATTGCCGTCCTCGATCTCGCTGACCAGTGGCTCAATTACGACATCGTCGGCGTCACTCCCCTGCAGGGCTCCTCCTGCTATCGCCTCGACCTCAAGGTCCGCAACGGAGCTCCGGCGGCGCCCCGCCCGCCCCGCGCATGATCACCACCCGGGTCGACTACGGTGGCGTTACCGCCATGGCGCGGGATCTCGCCAACTGGTCCGCGGCGCCCTATCGGAAGGTCCTCCTGTCGGAGACCGCCAGCATCATCAAGATCTGCGCTCTCCGCGCCAAGCCGGCCAGCCTGGCCAAGATCAAGACGGCGATCGAGCTCACCGCTGATCGCAACTTTGTCGGCGCCGATCAGAGCGTCGTCTCGATCAACCTCCGGGCGGCCAAGGGCCGCGTCTGGTTCGTCCCCGGGTCGATGACCTCCTCGCCGGAGCGGGCCACTCGTGGCGCCGGGCCCGTGCAGCCGGGCAAGCTCCGCCCCATCGTCTCCCATGGCAACTTCCTGCTCGTCTACGAAGCCGGCGGTGCCAAGGGCCATCACCTGCCGGATGCGGCCTGGCAGGCCTACCTGCTCGCGGTCAATGATCGCGACGGCTACATCAAGGCCCGGCTCAAGGAGCTGCGCTCCCGCCGCGGCCTCCAGTTGCTCTCCTGGCTCCAGATCGCTGATGGTCTCGGCGTGCCGCTCTCGACGGTCGCGCCCCAGGGCAGTCTGCAGGAGTCAATTGCCCGCGCCGCCCGCGGCCCCGGTGGGCGCAGCTACGCCAACGGCCGGGTGGCGATCGACGATGAGGGGAAGCAACTGCTCATCACCGTCACCAACGGCTCGCCGCTGGCCATCAAGCGTCAGGGACAGGATGAACTCGACCGCGCCATCAACCAGCGCGTCCGCGGTTTCGAGATCGCCGTCCGCAAAGGCGTCATCAACGACCTCCACCTCCGCGCCGCCCGCTGGAAAGGGATTTTCATTACGCCCTGATTTCGCGACGGATGACGCGCGAGAATCAGGGACGTATCCCGGCCGGCGAGCACGCCGGAACGGGACAGCCCACCTGACGCCCCCGCCTATTATGTCAGGCCGTTTCCCGCTACGTAACCTCAACTCGCTTTCACCATGGCCAACCTCAACAAAATAATGCTCATTGGTAACCTGACCCGCGACCCCGAGTTGCGCGTCACGCCCAAGGGCACCGCAATCTGCACTTTCCCCCTCGCCCTGAATCACAAGTGGCGCGATCCGTCGGGCGCCGAGAAAGAAGAGGTCGTTTACGTCGAGCTTGAGGCATGGGGCAAGGCTGGCGAAACGATCGCCAAATACACCACCAAGGGCCGGCCGCTCTTCGTTGAGGGCCGTCTGCGTCTCGACCAGTGGGAGGACAAGGCCACCAAGGAAAAGCGCTCCCGCACCAAAGTCGTCGTGGAGCACTTCCAGTTTCTGGGCTCAAAGGCAGACAGCCCTGACCGCTCGATGCCCATGCCGCCTAAGCTCCCGGCCGCCGGAGACGCCATGGATGAAGACGTCCCGTTCTAGGGCTGGAATTCGAAAATCGTAAATCTAAAATCGTAAATTCCTCCTGTGCCCGCCGCGAACATCACCCAAATCCTTAACTGGACCGAGGCCATCAACCCGGCCCTCGCAGCCCGGCTCAACACCTGCGGCGTCCCGGCCTACGTGGCCCGCGCCACCGACGATCTGCCCGACAACTACGCGCTCCCGATCTTCACGCGCGGGGCGGCTTCGGGTCACATGCGCCCTCTCCCGGCCGTGGTCGGCGGTTACGAGCACGATATCTTTGATGGCTGCATCATCACTGTAGAACTCTTCGCGCCCCGCATTCAGGCCGATGTCACCGCCGCTTACCTGGCTGCCGTCTACGACCGCCTCGGCGATCTCGCCACCCGGGCCCGCTACGCCTTCCGCTGGAATGCCCGGGCCCAGCTCGCCGCCTTGCTCAGCTACCATCACGTCGACACCATGATCCCGCTGGCCGACGTCGTCGGCTACGACGAGGATCGCAACATCGACCGCCACACCCTCGCCTGGCGCTGCCTTTGCGGCGTGCTGCCCGATGCGTGGCCCACCACCGCCGAAGGCTACGACCTGCCGGCGTAAGTTACTTTTCGTCAGTCAACGTAAACCACCAAAAATCAATGCACTACAGAAACGGAAGAGAAGCAAAGAACGGCGACAAGATCGTCAAACTCAGCGGCGGCAAAATTGAAGCCTTCGGCGTCTTACACGACGCTACGCCAGGCAATGACTACTGCAACGGCAATATCGCCGTCGTGCAGTCGGCCAACGATTACGCCTGCCTGTGCGATTGCATCCATGTCGATGACCTCGCGGCGATCCTCGCCGAAAAGGGTCTCGATAAACGACCGCCGGGCAAGTGATCCCACGCGGGGAGCGAAAGCATCCTCTTCAACTGGTTGACGGGCGCGCCTTGTTTAGGGGCGCGCCTTTTTTCTGCCCGCCTCGTCACCCTCAACTCTCCTCTTCTCTCCCATGGGCGCCATTCAAAACCTCGCTGACGGCCTTCTCCCGACCGGCTCCTTCGACATCACCATGCTCGAGACGGGCACGAGCTTCATCGCCGATAGTTTCAGCTTCGACGAGAACACCACGAAGATCCAGTCGAAGTCTGCCCGCGGCCGGGTCAACCGCCAGAAGGTCATCGCGACCGATATCACCGGCTCGGCCGATTTTCAGCTCGCCGACTCCACCACCCTGGCTCCCCGGCCGCGCGAGACCTTCGCCGTCGACGCCGATCTCGATGGCAACGTCGAGCCCTACATGATCGAGAAGCCCGGTCGCAAATTCACTGCGGATGGCGAATACAAGTGCTCCGTCTCCATCATGGGCATGGCCAACCCGCTGCTCTACGACAGCGTCACCCTGATCGCCCCGGTCGTGCCCTCCCTCACGCATGCGGTGGCCATGACGGCCACCAATGCCCTCGCCGCCTTCCTCCCGCGCGACGTCACGCTCGGCGCATCCCCTTGGAGCGCCTCCGGGCTCCCGGCCGGCGTCACCATGGTCGCCGCCACGGGCGTCATCTCCGGCACGCCCACCACGGCCGGCAGCTACAACGTCACCATCAAGTGCACCGGCTCCATCACGGTCGACGGTGTCGTCGAAACCCGCATCGGCGCCCGCAAGCAGGTCTGGGTCGTCGCCTGATTTTAGATAGCCACTGGCGCCTGTCCGCTCCGGACAGGTTGGCAGCCCCCGCCTTGCTTATGCCGCCAGTGCATGGGCAAGGCTTCATTTTTATATCATGACGCCGACAAACCATCCGACTCTTAGCACCGCCGAGCAATACGCGCGCGATGGGGCTTTTCTCGGTCTGGTCCCGCCGCCGTCCCTCGGTCTTCCCGATCGCCTCCTATCCAGCGCTGGGCTGCCTTTCGGCCCGGCGCTGGGCAAGCTGACCCCTTGGCGCCACCATCTGCTGCTCGGCTACGATTCGCCCTACATCACCGGGGCCGACTGCCGCCGCCGCCACCTCTGGCAGGCCCTCTATCTCTGCAGCCCGGCCTTCCGCCCGGGCTCCCGCGTGGCCTTCCTCGCGTTTCAGGCGCGCACCTTCTGGTTTGTTGCCCGCCACTTTCAGGCCGCCAGCGCCGCCCTCTGCGCCTGGTTGTCTGCCCCGTTCTCCTTCATGCCCGCCATGCCGGTCGAGAAAGCCGATGCTCAGGGCCGCCCCGAGGCCAGCCGACATTGGCTGATCTCCCTCATGCAGCTCGGGCGCATGGCCGGTTTCCAGCCCATGGAGGTCATTCACGTCCCCTACGCCATCCTCTGGCCCAGCCTCGACTCCGTCATGGCCGGCAAGGTCAAGGATCGCCCGAAGTTCAACCGCGCCCTCGACAAGGCCCGCGGCGAATACCTGCGGAATAAAAACCGGCTCCGTGCCCAAAGCGCCCGCAATTAAATGAGCTTCGGACCTGCAATCACCGCTACCATCGGCGCCGACGTCGCCCCGCTTGCCGCGGCTGGGCCGCAGGTCGAAGACGCTGCCGGCAAGATTGGCGCCAAGCTCACCGACAAGCTGATCGGCGCCCGTGATGTCGCAAATGTGGTCGCCACGGCGCTGGGACTCAATCTGGAGAAAATTGCCGAAAGTGTCTCGGCCTACGTCTTCGGCGTCACTGAAGAGGCCAAGAAGGATTTCGAGGCGTTGGCAGACACTGCCGAAAAGACGACGGCCATAGTGCAAGAGCAGCTGGCTAAGAGGCGCGACCAGACTCAGGAGCACCAACACAATCTCCAGCAGGAAGCGTCTCTTGAGCGGGATATGAACGGTCTGAAGCAGCAGCAGATCGATAAGGAGCAGGAAATTGCTAAATTGAAGGCGCAGGCGCTCGCTTATGCACTGGCCGGCCCTTCTGCCGCCGGCGCCACCTTGGCCGTAGATTCGGAGATCAACCGGGCAACAAACGAATTGCTGGGTATCCAACAGAAGATTGGTGCCAATCAGAAGGATCAACAGGCACTCAAGGGCACATTCGATGCTGAGGATCAGGATCGAATGAAAAAGACTTATGCGTGGGAGCAGGGGAATTGGGAACTGGGGCTACGTAATCTCACGTTAAAACAACAGGCTGTTGCTTGGCTCGACCGTGAGAATGAGCGACTAAAGGAATGGGTCGCCTTCAAGGGTGAGGGCGTGGAGAAGGATATTCTTCGTCACCAAGCGGATATTGCCCACCTGAAATATACTGAGCTCACAGGCCAACTGGAGAAGGAAGCCCGGACCTCACAATTCGAGCAGCTTGAGCTCGAGGCCAAGCTGATGTCGGGGACTATCTCGCCGAACGAACGTATCCGGCTCGATATCATTCGCCTGCAGAATGAGGCCTTGGTTGTGCATACGAAGCTCCAGCAGCTGCTGTCCAAGCCGATTGCGGAATGGAATCAGGCGGACAAGGATCAATTCAGTGCGCTGGAGAAGCAGAATGGGAAAATCGCCGAGCAAATCGAGGCGAAGAAAAAGTTGCTGGACGAGACGAAGAAGGTAGCTGCCGAAGAGAACAAGATTCCCCCTGCGATTGAAGCGGCCTTCGCCGCGACCAAGGAATTCTCCGCGGGCATGGCTGAGATCTTCAAGCAGATGGAGAATATCTCGGCCGAGTGGGAGCAGTTCAAGGGCTCGATCACCACCTTTGGCCGGAGCGACAAGGATCTCTCGGACCGCGAACTGCAGCGCAAGGTCTCCAACATCAACCGCGATATTTTCCAGCGCCGCACGGCCGATGCCACCGCCCCGGGCAGCGCCTACTACAATCCCTCGGCCCCTGGCACCGATCTCCTGCTCGAGGCCCAGATGGGTAACCTCCAGCAGACTCTCGCCGAGCTCAAGCTCCGCGAGACGGTCCGCCGTGATGCCTCCGCCTTCGGCCAGGATGCCGCCTTCCGCATGCACGATGGCCTCAACGAGCAGCGCTTCGCCGAGATCCTCCGCACCGCCACGGATTCGCAGACCGTGGTTGATGAGTTGAAGGGCTTGCGGACCGACCTCCGGACTGGTCGGACACGCATCGGGACCGTTTCTCTATGAGCTCCGCGATTCCATTGTCCGACGACGGCGACTACTCCCAGCTCCTCGAGACCGAGGGCCGCACCACGGAGTTCCCGTTCCTGAATGCCCAGGTAAAGGATATCGCGACCAAGCTTTACCGCCTTCCGCTCGAGGTCAACCGGCTCGACTACGCGCCGGCCGCTGCCCTCAGCACGCATCCGGACGATGCCGCCGCCTACCTCACCGATGAAACTCCGCCGCCGGCGATCGGCGGCGATGTCGTCCGCACGGTCCGCACCTACGCCAACATTCCCGGCACCCAGATCAGCTATGGCCCGTCGCTCCTGATCGCCTTCCCGGCCGTCCCCGAGAGCACGAATACCGCGCACACGACTTTCGCCATTGATTCCGTGTCCGGCTTCCCGACCACGCTGCAGACGGGTGCACTCTGGCTCAATCGTGCCAATGGCAATTATTATGCGTGGACATCCACCAATCGATTCTACGGCGCGGCGGTCCGCGTGTTGCCATCGATGACCGCGGCGACCGGCGGCACGTTCACGATCACCTACAAATCGAGCACGACCGCCCCTCTCGCGTGGAACGCCACGATGGCCACGATCACCACCGCGCTCAATGCCTTGGCGGACATCGTTGCGGACGGCGTCGTCTTCAACGCCGGAATCGCTTACGGAAACAATTATCTGGGCAACACCGCCAATGGCTCCCTCTGGCTCCGCGTGGATTCGGGCACACTGGCGCAGCCGCTGGTCTTCACCAGCAGCCTCACGCCGACGGCGGCGGCTGTCGTTTTCCCTTACTACGGATCACTCTCCGCCGGGGCCGATATCTATTTCTTCATCGCCATCTGGGCCACGGTCACCGCCCACGGCTACAATCCGGCCAATCTCCTCGCCGTCATCACGAATACCGGCATCAAGGAGCTGCCTTCCACCCGCTGGAGTGTAATCGACGTGAACACGATCGCTTGGGGTCCGACCACCAGCAACGCCGGAGACTACGTCAACGTCCAGCGCCTCGCTCCGTTCAACCGCAACTATCAGCCCGCCAGCCGCCTGATCCGGACCAAGAACACCACTACGTTTTATTTGCCCGGCGTCACCGGCGGCATCACGACTCCCGGCGACATCGCGGTCCCCGCCGACCTCCAGAACGCGCAGGATATGCTCAACGCGATCCTGACCACCACCGGCTTTCAAGTCTACCAAGCCGAAGGCCCGAGCACCTGGCAAGGACCCATCGTCCAGCTCAAGACCATCGCGATCAATCTGGCAGACCTGCCTTAATTTGGCCACGGCATTGCCGGGCCAGAATTAAGGACAGGTGCCGGGCGGCGAGCACGCCGCAACGGCACTGCCGTAGTTTTGCCACTCCGCCAGTTTTTGTCGACGGGTGACGCGCCAGAAAACGGGAAGACCCCTGGCCGGCCAGCAGGCCGGAACAGGGCCGCAACAGCACTGCCAGCAACAGGGGCAGCCTCGTCCCTCGACTTTCTCGTCCCTCGTCTCCTCGACTTCCCCCCGTGGTTGACGCTCCTGCCTCGGTAAAGGCATGGCAACCCGTATTTCCATCCCGCGCGGCTCGACCGTCTACTTCCTGTTGTCGTGGACCCGTGACGGTGCGGCCCTCGATCTGACCGGCGCCGCCCTTTCCGCCTTCATCAAGGCCACTCCCGAGACGCCCGACTGTGCTGCCGCCTTTCAGACTTCCGACGCGGTCCCTCAATTGGTCTTCACCTGGCGCGATGATCCCGCCGGTCTCGCCATCCTGCAGTTCAAGGCCGGCGCCACGGCCGGACAGTTCTACGGTGCGGCACCGATCTGGCAGGCCGCCGCCACGCTGGCCAATGGCGATGTGATCATCGCCGAGGCCCACCAAGGCCCCCTGTTCGTCCCACCTCGTTCCGGCAATTCCCTGGATGCCGCGTGGGGCGACTGTCCGCCCGTTGATGGGGTCACGCAAACGCTGGCCCCCGGTGGCACCGTCGCCCTGCTTCCACCCGCCATGGCCAACTACGTCCTCAATCGCTCCGATCTCACCGGCATCACCGGCGGCACCTCCGCCACGCTCGACGGTCTCTCCGCTGCCACGCTCGCCGCCCTCGCCCCCGGCGCCAAGGTCGAGCTCTCCTTCACCGGAGATATCGAGTGCCAGTTCAAGCTCACCGCTTTGATTTCCGGCACCGCACCGTGGGTCGTGCCATGCGTCAACGACACCGCCCGCTGCTGGCAGCTCGTGCGCGTCTCCCGCCTCGGCCAGCCCTGCGCGTGGAATGCCGCCACCGGGAAATGGTATAAACTCTGGTCCATCGGCCCCGACGGCGCCGCCCTCCCCGCCATGGACCTCACCGGCTTCAGTCTCCCGAGATGACGACCAGCTCGCCTCCTCGTCTCCTCGACTTCCCCCCGCCCTCATGAGCAGCCCTTCCTCCCCTCCCACCATCGCCGCCCTCCTCGTCGACCCCGATACCGGCGCACCGATGGAGCCCGTCGACGTCTCCGGCTTCAAGCAGGCGCTCGCTCTCGACCTGGTCGACAACACTCCTGACGCGGGAAAGCCCGTCAGCACCGCGCAGGCGGCAGCCGCTTCCGCGGTGCTGGCGTCCGCCCAGGCTTTTGCCCAGCCGCGCGCCGCCGCCGTTGCCAACATTGCCGCCGCCTCGACGACCGACTTGTCCGCGATGTCTGGCGACTACGCCAACATCACCGGCTCGGGTGTGCAGATCACCGGCTTTGGCACGTCAGCGGCCACCGGCACAGTCCGCAAGATCGTCTTCGCAGGCTGGAATTGCCTGATCAATTCCGCCTCCTTGATCCTTCCCGGCGCCGCCAATCTCAACACTTCCCCCGGCGACACCGCCACCGCCGTCTACGAGACCGCCGGCTGGCGCCTGCTCAACTTCAAGCGGGCCGATGGGCAGGAAGTGGCACAGGTTCCCTTCTGCGCGCTGCCAAAATCGGGTTACCTCAATGTATTTGGCGACAGCCAGACTCTTGGTGCCAACAACTCCGGGGCGGCCTACACGACCACCGATGCCTACGGCAACCGCCTGAAGCCGGAATATCGCTGGACCGAAGCGCTGGCCGGCCGCGATGGCCGCAGCCTCACGCTCTACAACGCAGGAGAGGGCGGTAGCAAGATTTCGTGGGATCCTACGGCCGATCTGTCCGGGCCCACCTATAAGTGGCGATCACATTTCAACCGCTTTGGAGTGACGGCTGATTCTTGGACCGGGGTGGCTGCTTTTATGCCCGGATGGAACGATCGCCCCGGCACATCGACGGACGCCCAATTCGCGGCCAACATGCGCAGCGCCTACGCTGCTCTTGCTGCCCGCGCGCTGATCGATGGCTACGGTGGTATCTCCACCGCCGGCAATCTCTCCACCAGCACGTCGACCTACATGCCGTCCTGGTCCACGACCGGCACCGAGGCCGACTATACCGCGACCAGCCCCGACGAGCGGCCCTACACGCGCCCATTCTCAATTCAAAATGCAGGCGGCGGCTATTCCCTTTCGCGTCAGACGATCCAGCTCCAGACGACCCAGTATGTCCAGTTTACGCTGACGGGAAAGCGCGGTTGTGGCATCTTCTACGAGACGACGCCCGATGGTGGCCCGTTTTCCGTGCTCGTGAATGGGAATGTGGTTTGGACCGGCACCAGCCTCTACAACGACGGCACCAACTTCCGCTTTCCGCGCGTGGCGTGGATCGAGAATCTCCCGCCCACCGCCGTTATTCAGGTGCTGGGCGGCATGAGCGCCGGGCAGCAGGTGATTTTCCTCGCGGCCGGCTGGACCGACTGGGCGCCGGCCAACTTGCCCCGCCTCGTGATTTTCGGGGGCACGTCTGGCAATCTCGTCGCCGGTTCGCTCACCGACGTCGAAATGTTCAACCAGGAGATGGCGGCCCGGGATGTCTGCGGCGCTTTCGGCGACTACAACATTTGGCACGCGGATGTCTACAGCTCATGGGTCCAGGCCACCGATCAGGATCCCGGCGACACGGCTCACTTCACGCCCACGGGTGCGTGGCACGTTTACCAGGCCTTTCGGAAGCCCTTCAAGATCGGGCGGGCATACATTCCAGATCGGGTCGATTTGATCGATCCTTCCAAGTTCCGGCAATCGCCGGGCGCAGCCATCGTCACGTCGGCAGCAAACACCAACGCAATCCTTCAATCTTCTGGCTCCGGCGAATCCCGTTTGCAGAGCGGCACAAGTGCTCGGGTTACTTTTAACGGCGGCACGTTATATGGAGTAAAATCCGATGGCAGCCCGGCGGAATGCGGGGCTTCCAACCTCCCTTGGAATAGTTTTTACCTTCGGCGCACTGTCACCGCCGCCGGCACAACCGGGGCGCAGAGCATCGGCACGATTTCCGGCACGGTGAATTTCGCTGCTGGTGCCAGCTCGCTTGTGGTCACCTGCACGAATACCGGCGTGGTTTCGGCTTCATCCTTTGTGCTCGTGGTGATCCGCACCAACGATGCCACGCTCAAGAGTGTCGTGGCCGTGCCCGGCACGAATACTTTCACCATCTACGGCAATGCCGCCGCGACGGCTGAAACCTCGGTGGGCTTTGTCATTTTCCCATGAAGACATCCTCCCTCCTGTTGATTCTTGTTGTTTCGATCTGCCTCTCCGGCGGCTGCTCCACCGTTTCCTCCTGGTTCCACCGCGCACCCGCCCCGCTCGCCGCGCCCGTCGTCGCCCCGGCCGGCCCGGCTGCTGCCGCCGTGCCGCCCGCCGTCGCCTCGGCCGATACCGCCCACGCTGCCGCTCTCTCCCGCATCGCCGCCGGCGCCTCCGTCATCCACTCGCTCAACGGCGCGCAGCCGCCATCCGCCCTCACCTCCGGCGTTGAGGGTGAGGCTGCCGGCATCACCGCCCTCGCCGGCCAGCCCAGCCCCGCCGATGCCGCCGCCGCGGCCCAACGCGAACTGATCGTCAAGTCCGGCGACCTCGCCCGCATCTCCGCCCAATACGTCGCCCAGTCTGGCGAATTGTCCGCCCTCAATTCGCGGGTCGCCGCCGCGGAGCAAGCCCGCGATGCCGCCCTCGCCTCCGCCAAGTCCGAGCAGGAGGCCAGCCGCGCGAAGTATCAGGCCCAGTTCGACCAGCTCGCCGCTACCGCCAACGCCCGGGTGAAGGCTGCGCAGGACGAGGCGAACAACAAGGTGATGGCCAATCAGGTCGCCTGGCTCAATCGCACCGCCGCCAGTTGCGCCGCCCTCGCCGTCGCCGCCATCGGCCTCGGCGCCATCTTCGGCGGCATCACCGCCCTGCGCACCGTGGGGCCCTTTGCCGCCCTCCTGGGTCTCGCCGCCCTCATGGCCTTCGGTCTGGCCCAGATCGTCGGCCAATGGTGGTTCAAATGGGCCGTCCTCTCCGCCTCCGGCATCGGCGTGGCCGGCTGCGCCTGGTGGGTCTGGCAGCACTACGAGCTCGGCACCCTCGCCGCCGACCTCGCCAAGAAATCCGCCGCCGCCCAAGGCGTGCTGCAGCAAGTCGTCCCCGTCCTCGACACCGCCTACGAAAGCGCCGACGCCACCGCGAAGACCTTCCTCGACGACAAGGTCTTCGCTCCCCTCTCCGCCGGCATGGACAAGGCCGGCGGAGACCTCAAAGCCGTCGTCCACACCGTCCGCGCCGACCTCGCCAAGGCGTGATTGATCGCCCCTCGGCCCTCGTCTCCTCGACGTCTGAATCCCCATGACCGAAGAACGCCTCAAGAAAATCG